ATAGCAGATCAAGCAAGAACAATAAGAATACCTGTGCATATGGTTGAAACAATAAATAAATTAATTCGTACATCAAGACACTTATTACAACAACTTGGAAGAGAGCCTACCCCAGAGGAAATTGCAAAAGAAATGGAAATTCCAGTAGAAAAAGTTGTTGAAATACAAAAAATAGCACAAGATCCAGTATCATTAGAAACTCCAATTGGAGAAGAAGATGATAGCCATTTAGGTGATTTTATACAAGATGATGATTCACCAGCTCCACAAGATTCTGTAGCATATACATTATTAAAAGAGCAACTAGAAGAAGTAATGAGTACATTAACACCAAGAGAAGCAAAAGTTTTAAAATTAAGATTTGGATTAGAAGATGGAAAAGCTAGAACACTAGAAGAAGTTGGAAAAGAATTTAAGGTAACTCGTGAAAGAATAAGACAAATTGAAGCAAAAGCTTTAAGAAAATTAAGACATCCAAGTAGAAGTAAAAAATTAAAAGATTATATGAATTAATAATAAAAAAGTATATAAAAAGGAAGAAAATCAAGTAAAACGGAAGAAATTCATTAAAAAGTATTGATTTTTTTCTTTTTTTATGTTAATATAGATGTATATCTTTTATAAAAATATGGAGGTGCGAAATATCGCAAATGGAAAAGAACGTAAAAACAAGAAAAGGAATATGGAAACTTGTCGACTTTAGAGATATATGGAAAAAATTAACAGATTCAGAAAATGATGAAGAAATTGAAGAATTAGATAATCAAGATACAAATAAGTTTATAGAAAACTTAAGAAATATACAAATAAAAACAGGAACAATAAAAGAAGATGTAAATACAACTAAAAGTACAAAATATAAAATTAAAGAGCAAAATATAAGAAATGAAAGAAATTCATATACTCAAGGTCGAGAAAGAGACTAAAAGTAAAATAAAAACGAAATAATTTTAAATTATTTCGTTTTTATTATTGACAAAATATAAAAAAACAATTATAATATTAATCGTTGACGGCGAGATAGCTCAGTTGGCTAGAGCATCCGGTTCATACCCGGCAGGTCGATGGTTCGAATCCATTTCTCGCTACCATTTGATGAGGTAAAAAATCCTCGGAATAGAAGTAAACATCGAGAAAATCGTTCGTTACTTCTATTTTTTTTACCCATTTTCTTATAAGTTTTTTTAGTTCGTTTTTAGATGAATCTTGTAATTCATCGACATCTCTTTTTAATATTTTTATTACATCTTCGCTTTTTATATCAATTTTAAAATTTGAATTTTTAAAATTTAATTCATCTTCTAAATTGTATTTTTTTTGCTCTAAATCTTTTAGTTTGTATGCTAGGGCATCAGTTCCCATTCCTCTACAAATAAGATCTACTATATTGTCCATTTGTACTTTAATTTCTTTTATTCTTGATTTTAAACTTAAGACATCCTCAGTAGCTTCATTTTGTAGGTTTTTGTATTGCATAACAACTTGATCAACAAGCTTTTGCATATTGTCTTTAGCAAGCAATTTTTTTGTTAATAATTCTATTATATAATTTTCTAACAGTTCTTGCTTTAAAAATGGCATAGTACATTTATTCAATTTATCTCTACGATTACATTTATAATATCCATACTTAAAAATGTTTCCATTTTTTACTTTCGTTGATAAATATCCAGTATATGAACCACCGCATTGGCATTTAATTAATCCACTTAATAAATATACTCTTTTAGCGGTATTCTCTGCATGTGGTTTTGTCTTTCTTCTTTCCATAGCTTTTTTAAATATCTCCTTGCTTATAATTTGTGGTATAGCATCTTCATATACAATGGCATCTTTACGCATTCCTCTATGACTATTTTTAGTTCCTTTATTAAAAATATATTTCCCCGTATATTTTTCGTTTTCTAATATACTTAATACAGAAGTTTTGGCAAAAGGTTTATTCTTTTTTGTTTTATAACCTTTCATATTCAAATTTAAAGCAATGTCTATATAAGACATACCATCTATATACATATTAAATATTTCTTGTACTATTTTTGACTCTTGTTCATTTATAATATAATGTTTATTAATTATATTGTAGCCAAGTGGAGCAATACCACCATTGAATTGACAATTTTGTGCATTGCTCTTTAAAGCTCTCTTAACATTGCTTGCTAAATTTTGAGAAAAGTATTCATCCATACCAGCTAATAATGTAGACATTAATTTCCCCTCTGGAGTTTCTGTATCAATCGGCTGTGTAATGGATATAAGTTTTATACCGAATTTTTCTAATTTATTTCTATAATATAAGCTGTCCATAGCTTTTCTTGCAAAACGGTCGGTTTTCCAAACTAAAACAGCTTGTATTTCTTTTGTTTTACAAGCATCATTTATAAGCTCTTGAAAGCTATCTCTAGTATCGTATTTACCTGATTTGGCTTCATCAATATAATATTTTTTTATCTTTATATTGTTTTTTCGGGCATAATCTTCTAACTCATTTTTTTGTTGTTCAATAGATTTTTCATTTTGCATATCTGAAGAATATCTACAATATCCGTAGGCTAACATAGAATACCTCCTTATTTCTTAAAGTTTCTAGTAATATTATAAACTACACCTATAATTTTTACTGGTACATCTTTAATTTCATTTTTCATAAAAAGTAAAGGCTCTATAGATGTATTTGCGGGTTGCAATAATAGACCACTATCCGTTTTATATGCTTTTTTTATTGTGGCTTCATTTCCATTAACTATGGCAACAACAATATCTCCATTTTCAAAAACATTTTGTTTCTTTACAACGGCTATATCTCCTTCAAAAATTATAGGTTCCATAGAATTTCCTTTTACTTGTAAGGCAAAATAATTTTCGTTATCTAAGCTACTATCAACGGTCAAATAACCTATTATATTTTCTTCTGCTAAATAATTATAGCCAGCTTTTACAACTCCTAAAACTGGGATTCGACCTTTTATGGAATGCTTTTCTTCTATTAAATCGGATTTTTCAATATTAAAGTATCTAGCCAACAATTCAATTTTATCTATTCTAGGGTAAGTATTACCGTTATACCAATCTGTAAATGTAGTATAAGCAATTTGCAAATCGTTACATATATCTAATCTGTCTTTATTATTTATTCTCATATATTTTTTTAAATTTTTTGAAAAAATTTCTTTATTTCCTAAATCACCCATAAGGCACCTCCTAAAAAGGATTATACGATATATTCGTAAAAAAAACAATATTTTTTTTAAAAAAATACGAAAAAACTATTGACAACGATTAAACCGTAATATATAATCACATCAGAAATACGAAATGATCGTATTAAATACAAATGAAAGGGGGAGTTAAGATGCCAATAACATTAAAAGCAGCAAGAATAAATAAAGGATTTACACAAAAAGAAGCAGCAAAGAAAATAGGAATAAGAGTTGATACACTTAGTAATTATGAACGTGGCAATACTTATCCAGATATTCCAATCTTAAAAAAAATAGAAAAAGTATATGAAATTGGATATAACGATATTATTTGGAAAAATTAGCATATTTTTTTAAATCAAATTACGAATAAACCGTAAAAAGGAGAAGAAAAATGCCACAACAATTTTTTAATGATTTTTGCTTATATATAGCAAAAGAAATAAAAAAAGAAAAAGAACAAAATAAAAATTTAGAAAATCCAAAGAAGGATGTTTAATTCAAATAATTTAATTCTAAAAAAATTCACAGAAATTTGCACGGAAGAAAAAAAGAAAGGAAGATGAAATATGAAAATAATAATTGAGAATGTTGAGAATTTAATAAAAGGAGATAGTTTTGTAATAAGTGTGCCAGAGACAGCAGAACAAAAAGTTAGATTAGCACAATATAAAATTGCAGAGCAATTATTAGCAGACATTAAAAGAGGCGCTACATTGCAAGATGTAAAAAAACAAGTAGAAGAAATAAAAAATAAATATGGCACAGATGTTGCAAAAGGAGCGTTAAAAATTCTATTTACAATATTTAATTCAAAGTTAAAACGCTATGTACGTTGGAATATGCGTTGGAATCGATATAGCATTTGCTATTAGTAGAAGGAGGTGAGAAATATGAGTTTAGCAGAGGCAAAGCAAGTTTTAGGAACATTAATATTAGGAAGTGCAGTAATAGCTATAGCATTGTTATACATAGCATACAAATTTGCAGAAATAAGCTATAAGAAAGCACACAGAGCACACAAAACAAAGAAAGTACATAAGGCAAAAAGAAATATGAATGTAATGTTTAACATAGATAGCAAAAACAAAACATTACAAGAAATACAACTAGAAAAGGCACAAATGATTAAAATTTTAGGAGGTATTTAAAAAATGAGTAAAAGAGAAAATGTAATTATTATGATTAATAAGCTAAAAACAGCAAAGACAGTAAGAAACTTACAGGAAGAATCTGAAGAAGTGTATAAGGATCTAAAAGCAACTAGAGAAGAAATAGGACAAGCCGTAGACAAGAGAACAGAAGAAATGCAAGGAGAAATGGCAAATATTCTGGCAAAAGCAATTTGCTTTATGACTGTAGGTAAAAATGAAAAAGCTTTTAAGTATCTGATAGAGCAGTATGAAATAATAAAAAAAAATTTGTCTGACAACGACCAAGAAGACAGACAAATCAACATAAAAATATTCTAAATAAACATCTTACAACTTTATATTAACATAAAGTTGTAAGATTTGCAAGAATATGAGGTAAAAAAATGGATTTATTTTATGAAATAACAAATCTAACTAAGTATTTAGATACATTAGTAATAAATTTAAAAGAAAATGGCGTAAAGAAAGCAGAATCTGAAAAAGAATACAAGATAGTTTTAAGACAAGAGGCTTTAAAATTAAAAACAGAAAAGAATATGCCAGTAACGTTAATAAACCAAATAGTATACGGAATACCAGAAGTAGCAAAGTTAAGACTAGATAGAGATATAAAAGAAACAATATACCAAGCAAACTTGGAGGCAATAAATGTAACAAAATTAAAATTAAGAATATTAGAAAACCAACTTAATCGAGAATGGGGGATTTCTGGGAAGGGGCGAATTTAATGGTAATAACAGATTTAAGCAGTAGTTTTAATCCATGTCCAAAAAATCCAATAAAAAAAGAAAATACAACGACAAAAATAAAGCAAAAGTCAAAAAAGTTAGCAAAAGCAGAGAAAAACAGATTTAGTATTTTGCAGGAAGAAAATGGAAAATGTTTTATTTGTAATAGACAGCTAAAAAAATTAGACAAGCATGAGGCACTAGGTGGCTCAAATAGGCAAAAAAGTATTCAATATGGGTTAGTTTATTACTTATGTAGAAAGTGCCACCAAAAAGCCGACCTGGATAAAAATACAAGAAATAAATTACAAAACTACGCAAAGAAAAAATTTATAAAGATATATTGTAAAGAAAAATTTTTAAAAGAGTTTGGAAAAAACTATATAGAAAAGTAGTGAGGAGCAAAAGATGAGTGATAATAAAAAATATTATTGGTTAAAACTTAAAGAAGATTTTTTTGATGACAAGCAAATTAAATACCTAAGAAAATTGCCAGATGGAGATAAATTAGTAATTGCTTATTTAAAAATGCAGTTAAAAAGTCTTAGAACAGAAGGGTTGCTAAAATACGACAAAATACTACCGAGCAGTGAAGAGGAATTAGCAATGATATTAGATGAAGACGAAAATATTGTAAAATTTTTAATAAGTGCACTTTTACAGGTAAAAGCAATAGAAAAATTGGATGATGGTTCTTTTTATATGATTGCAATGCAAGAGCTTATAGGGAAAGAAGGTAGAAGTGCAGAGAGAGTAAGGAATTTTAGAGAAAGACAAAAGCAAAAACTGTTACAAAGTAACACTAATGTAACAAATTGTAACACAGAGATAGAGCTAGAGAAAGAGCTAGAGAAAGAGATAGATGATAGTGAAAAAATTTCTAAGATAACAAAATGTTATGAAGACAACATTGGATTATTAACACCAGCAGCTGCAGACTTAATTTTTAGTTATTTAGATGACTTTAAAGACTACAGAATAATTAATAAAGCTATAAAAACAGCATCTACAGCTAATATAAGAACAGCTAAGTACATAAATGGAATATTAAGAAGCTGGTTAAAAAAGGGATATAAAGTATTAGCAGATGTGCAGAACGAACAAAAACCAAAAACAGAGAAGGAAGAAGAAAAGCCTAAACAAAATTATAAAGAAATAGATACAAGTATTTTAACAGAAGAAGAGTATGCAGATATAGTAAGAGGCAAAACAACATACGAAGAAATAATAAAAAGAAAAGGAGTGCAACAAAATGAGTGATGAAGAGCTAGAAAAAGCGATGCTGTACTACCTGATATATGAGCAAGAGGATTATGTACTAGATGAAACAGATTTTGCATTTGAAAGGAACAAAAGAATAATAAAAGCAATAAATGAGTTAAAAGCAGAGAAAAAGGAAATATCCATAATTTCCTTGCAAAGCAGAATAAGTGCAAATAATAAACAGGTAATAGAGTATCTAACAAGTTTAAGTGAATATGTATATGCAACAACAGCAGATTACATATATAACCAAGTAATAGAGCTATCCAAGAAAAGAAAACTAATGGCATTATTACAGAAAAGTATTACAGAGCTTATGGAAGCGGAAAACATAGATATATTTATGCAAGATAAAATAAAGCAAATAAATAAAATAGCAGAAATAAATGAAAAGGAACAGACATTTGTAGAGCAGGTAGTGGAAACATCTACAGAGATAGAAAAAAACACATTGCAGAAACCAGATTATACACTATATACAGGAATAACAGATTTAGACAAAATGATTTGTGGATTGCATAAACAGGAACTAACAATAATAGGTGCAAGACCTGGAGTGGGAAAGACAACTTTAGCATTGCAAATAGCAGAACATATAGCAGAAAGAGGAACAGAAACTGCAATAATAAGTTTAGAAATGTCTGATACACAAGTAATACAAAAATTAATAAGCAGAAGAGCAAGAATAAATAGTTATAAAATGCGTATAGGAACATTAGAAACAAAAGAGCTAGAGCAAATAGGTGTAGTAAGTGCAGAAATAGCAGAGCTACCAATACACCTAATAACAAAAGCAAGAACAATACAACATATAGAGAATATAGCCCGTAAATTAAAAAATAAGAACAATTTAGGGCTAATGGTAATTGATTATATACAACTAATAAAAAACAAAGGGAAATTTAATTCTAGGGAGCAAGAAGTGGCAGATATAACAAGAACATTAAAATTATTAAGTTTAGAGCTAAATATACCAATTGTCGGACTATGCCAATTAAATAGAAATGCAGCAAGACAAGAGCCAACACTTGCGGATCTAAGAGAAAGTGGAGCAATAGAGCAAGATGCAGATAACATATTATTTTTATATCAAGAAGCGGAAAGTACAGAAACAGTAGTAGATATAACATTAAAACTAGCAAAACAAAGAGCAGGAGAAACTGGAAAAATAAGCTTAAAGTTCAATAAAGCAAATAGCGAGTTTAGAGAGGTGATAAGGTGTTAACGATTACGAAAGCAGATTTTACTGATTTAAACGAAATAGAGAAAATACAGATAATTAAAAATATATTACAAGGCAAAGTAATATTAAAGGAGAGTGAAAACAAATGAATGAAATAACAAGAGAAACTAGAAGAGAAAGTTTTATAAAAGTAAATATAAACGAGAGAGAGGCACAAGTACTAGAAATATTAAAAGATGGAATAGAAAGAACAGCAAGGGAAGTAGCAGAAGAGATGTATACAGCAGGTTATACAAATACACCAGATAGAAATAATGCAAGTCCAAGGTTAACTCATTTACTAGAAAAAAGACAAGTAATTATAGTTGGTAAAACAAGAGATAGTGTAACAGGTAAAAGTGTTGCAATATATAAAATAGCAAGCTAGGAGGAGTGTTAATGGAAGCAGAGGAATTATTAAAATATATGCTTAATTTCTTCCAAAATACAGACAAACAACTAAATAACAAGAATGAGGAGTTAAAAGAAATAGATATGCAACAGCAAGACATATTGCATTACATAGAAGCAAAAAAATTAAACGCAGGAGGATATGCCAAAGCTGGCAAATTACTAAAAGATGTTAGAGCAAAACGAAGAAAAATAAAAAATGATATTGAGCAAATGGAATTAATACAAGTATTTACAAGAAAATATAACAATAAAATGATCCAAGGAGATTTAATACAAACACTAAAAGGTTTAAGTACAATAAATAAAAGACAAGCAGAGCCTAAATACATATGTAGAACAAACATTTTAAAAGGATTGGAGGACAAGCATGATAATAAAAATACCGCTTATGTGCAGATCAAAAAAGAACAGTCAACAAATTTTAGTAAATAAACGAACTGGAAAATTATTCATAAGCCAGTCAGAAATATATAAAAATTTCGAGCGAAAATGTGGCAAATTTTTAATTAAATATAAAAATAATATAACTTATCCAGTAAATCTAAAATGTACGTTCTATGTTTCAAATAAACGCAAAAGAGATTTAACAAATTTAGAGAATGCAATAGCAGACATATTGGTTAAATACAAAGTGCTAAAAGACGATAATTACAACATTTTGCAAAGTTGGGACGGAAGTAGAATAGTCTACGAAAAAGGTAGAGAAGAAACCATAATAGAAATTACAAAAGTTTAAAAGGGAGTGATTAAATGAAATACATATATTTTATAGTATATTTTCAAAAGAGAGGATACGATGAAGGAACAGGAAGTATAGAAGTAACTAGAAATAAAAAAATTGAAACCATTGAAGAATTGCGAGAACTTGAAAAGTTTATAAAAAAAGAATGTAACCTAAATAAAGTATTAATAATTAATTATAAATTACTGCGTAAAGAAGGAGAGAAAGAAAAAAATGAATGATTTTAAAACAATATTAAAATTAATAGTAAAACTATTAGCACTAGCTTTTAGTGCATTAAGCTTAGGTTGGTTTATAGGCACTATAATAACATTATTTATAAGTTGTGGAGGTTAGAAAAATGAAAGATGTAATTGAAGCAGGAGAGTATGTTAGAACTAAAAATGGAAAAATAGATAAAGTTGTTAGCAATAATTACTACATGGAAAAATATATAAAAGCAGAAAAAGACTTTATTTTCTGCAATAGCATAGTAAAACATAGTAAACAACTAATAGACTTAATAGAAGTTGGAGATATAGTTAAATATAAATTAAAAAATTTAAAGCATACAAATGTAACTACGGTTCGATTAGTACAAGATGCAAGAAGTAATAAAGAAAAAAAGTTAATTGATGGGTATAACCTTAAACAAATAGATATATTAGAAATACTAACAAAAGAACAATACAATATTATTTGTTACAAAGTAGGAGGAGAATAGATATGTTAAAAATAAGAGATGATGTAGATTTAAAAGAACTTGAAAAGTTTGGGTTTGAACGCGAAGAAGATGATGGAGAAAAATATTGGTGTAAGTATTTGTCAGATAATCAACATAAATTATTTATCTATGAAGATGATAGAGAAATAGGGCAAGGAAGATTTACATTAATATTCGGATATGATGAAGTTGAATTGGAAGAGAAATGGATACAAGATTTAATTAAAGCGAATTTAGTGGTAAAGGAGTAAATAAGATATGAAAGTAAAAGAATTAATAGAAAGATTAAATAAATTTGATAAAGAAAAAGAAGTGTTGATTCGTTTTGCTGTAAGTAATAAAGATGATATTGGATATGTTTTAAAACCTAAAATATTAGACGAATATGGAACATCAATTGCTATATATAGTAATTATGAACATACATTAGAAGAATGTGCTTTTATGGGACAAGTGGATTTGAAAAAAGTGTATGAACATGAGTTAGAAAGGAATGATACATAGTGAAAACAGCTGATGAGATTAAAATAGAGTTAAAAGATATAGTAAAATTACAACATCTGTATATAGATATATTTACAGAAGAAGATGAAGATTACCCAGACAAGAGAGTTATAAGCAATAAAGAAAGAGCAGTACAAAGAATATTAGACAAAATAACAGATAAAAGATTTAATCAAATTGAAATTTGGAAAGTAATACAATTAAAAAGTTGGAATAATACAGATAATACATTCAAACCAATTTGTAATAGATTAAGAGAACTAAGATATAAAATTGTAAATAATAATTAGGAGGTGTTTTAAGTGAAAGAAAATAGTATAGAAGAAGATATAAAAATAATAGAAAAATATTTATCTCATTTTAAAAAAGTATTAAAAGAAAATGAAGAGTTAAAAAACAACACAAGAAAAAATGAGCAAAATTCTTTAGAATTTGATGTTGATGGTGATTGGGCTGAATTGAAGAGAATATTAAATGAATCAAAAAAAACAAATGAATATATAACATACAAAGGCGAAAAATGGATAAAAGAAAAGTATTGTATTCCAATTCAAAAAGTGAAAGATATAATAAAAGAATTAAATATTGACATAGAAAGAAACAAAAGAAGAGAAATACAGCATAATGAAGACGAAAGTTTGCAAATGGAAATGATAGCCTATGATCCAGCAATAATAAAAATGAGATTATTAAAATTATTAGAAAGTGAGTGATTTTTTTGACCAAGGAAGAAAAGAAAAGCAATTAATATGTTAAACACATTTCGATTAGAGCATAAATTTTTTAATATCAGACAAGCTGATAATTTAGAAACTAATATAGAAATAGTTTTAAATTTATTAGAAAAACTACAAGAAGAAAATAAACAATTAAAAAATGCTGTTGCAGTAGCTAATAAACTAGAAGAGCGAATAAAAGAAAAGTTTATACCAAAAGAAAAAATTATAGATATAATAGAAAAAATAAGTGTATACAAGAGATTAGCAAAAGAATCGATAGAACAAGGAATAGTAATAGCAGACAAAGATAGTTTAGAATACGGAAGAATGCAAGCACATAATGCAGATATGTCTATGCTACAAGAATTGCTAAAAAAATTAGAAAGTGAGTAAATAAGATATATGGATGAAAAGGAAAAAGAAAAATTTATTTTAAAATTTATATATAGAATTTTAACAGATAATAGAAATCAGAATAGATATTGTACAACAATGTTTGGAAATTTAGATAAAAATAAAATAGTAAGATTAGGAGACTGCATAAGTTATTTAGAAAATAAATATCAAAAATTATTAGAAAGTGAGGAATAAATATGAATAAATTCAAGGAAGGACAAAAAATAAAGATAAAAGCAACACAAAATATAGGAGAAATCCTGGAAATTCACGATGATGACATAAATAATGATGGCGCATCATGTTGGAGTTATTATGTCGAATTTGTAGATAACGATTCGACAAAAAGAAGATTTTTTACCGTACATGATTTAGAAGAGGTAAAAGATATATTAAACAAAAAAGAAAAAAGGTATTTAAGCAATGTAATTAAACCATTTAAAAGCAGTGTAACCAGCATAGCGAAAAGATATGTAAATCATTGCGGTTCAAAAGGTCAATACATAGAAATTAAAGTAAAAAACATTAGATATACTTTTGCCAAAGACCTCTTTTATTTACCAGAGTTTAAACAAAACACAATGTATAAAAACATGGAAATAAACAAAGAGTACACATTAGAAGAATTAGGATTATAAAAATTAATAGACAATAAAAAAAAGGAGATAGAGGAAAATGAAAAATAAGATATTAAAGATAACATTAGCTATTATAAGCATAGCGATATTACTATGTATATTAACAGGTTGTGTAGATACAACAGAAAATACAACAAATACAGTAAAAGAAAATATAGTTACAAATAATACAACAGAAGCGGAGTGTGAGCACGATTGGGTAATAACAAGCAGATATAGTTTCTGGGCAGATGCATATAAAACAATAAGCAAATGTTCAAAATGCGGCAAAACAGTAGAATAAATTTTTAGGAGGTACATATGGGAAAGAGAAAAGAATTAACAAAGGAAGAAAAAGAAAAAATTGAAATAGCTAAGCAAGAGCTAAAAGATTATAGAGAAAATATTAAGTATATAGAAGAAAAAATGAACGATACAGAAGAATTAAAGACAAAATTAGAAAAAATTACTACTACATTATCTATAACAAAAACGAATACAAGTAACACAGAGACAGATAAATTTGCAGATGGAATAAACAGGCTAGAAGACTTAAAAATAGATTGCAACAAAAAAATGGAAGATTTAATAGTTAAAAAATTTGCAATAGATCAGAAAATAGAAACTTTAAAACAGCCATATAGAAATATATTGTTTTTTAGATATACCAGAGGAAAAAGTTGGGAAAAGGTAGCAGAAGACTTAGGATATACAAAGGATTACACGTGCGAATTACACGGAAAGGCACTATATTTATATTCAAAAATTTAAAGAACCCATAAAAACCCATAGAATCCCACATAAAAAATATGATATAAATATAATAGCAAATCTATAAAAGATTGCAGAATAAAAAAAAGAATGTTGAATTATCCACACAACAACCCAAAGAAAGAATTAGTTATATAACATAGCTAGTTCTTTTTTATTTATTAATAATATCAATATACTAGGCAATTGATATATAATTTTCCATATATGTTCAAGAGATGCAAAATAAGACAATCCTAGTTAAGTCTTAAAAATATAGTAAACAATAATATAACATAGAATCTAATATATCCTATAATTATATTATTGTTTAGTGTTTTTTAGAAAGGTGTGTAGTGTTATGGAAGAAAAATTAAAAGAATTTAAAGAAAAAAACTGTAAGAATTGCAATAAAGACATAGATTGTAAAATAATAAAGAATATAAAAGGAGATTTAGTATGTGTGCAAGAAAATTAGTCTATAACGATAAGTTAGCAATAGAACAGTACACTGCACAAGAGAAAGCAGAGCATAAAGAAAGATTAGACAGTATAAAAGAACAGTTACCTGCGAATTGTAGAAATTGTTCTTTTTTAATTATAACAAGCCTAAAAGACAAAAAAGTTTATTGCCCGTATCTAATTAAAGATGAATGTTTAAGAGGCGGAAACTAACATGGATAAGTTACAGATAGAAACAATCAATATAGGAGCTATAATACCATATAAAAACAACGCAAAGAAGCATCCTCAAAAGCAAATAGATAAAATAAAAGAATAAAGAATATGAGCAAATAAGTAGAAACAAAATAAAATCTAAAAGATAAAAAAGCTTGGACTAAGTAGAAAAAGTAAGAAGGTGAATTAAATGGCAAATGAACAAAATTTAAGACCTCCAACCTCGGAAGAAGCACGAGAACGAGGCAGAAAAGGTGGAAAAGCAAGTGGAAAGAAAAGACAACAAAATAAAACATTTAAAGAAATAATAAGCAAGTTTTTAGATGGGCAAGTGTCAGATGAAAGATTAAAACAGCAGATGATAGAATTTGGATTTGCAGATAAAGAGGTAAGTAATAAAAGTTGTGCAGTATTTGCGTTATGGAAAGAAGCAATAAAAGGCAATACAAAAGCATTTGAATTGTTAAGAGATACAATAGGTGAAAAACCACAAGACAAATTGAATATATCTGGAGAAGTTAATAATCCATTTTCAGGAATGACAACAGAAGAGTTGAGAAAGATATTAAATGAATAACAGTCTAAGAGAAGAATTAAAAAAACAAGCACGTTTGGAATTAGCCAGACGTGATTTTTTTGAATACTGTAAATTAACTGCACCAGATTTTTATAAAGATGATAGACAATTCTTAAGAAATATGTGTAATGAATTACAAGACTTTTACGAAAGTGATGATAGAATTTGTGTAATAAACATGCCACCAAGGCATGGAAAGTCAAGAACAGCTGGCAAACTTGTTGAGTGGGTATTTGGAAATAATAACAAAGAAAAAGTGATGACTGGATCATACAATGAAATATTATCAACTACATTTGCAAAATCAGTAAGAGACACAATAGCATCGGAAAAGACAGAAGGAATAATAGTGTATAATGACATATTTTCTAATACAAAAATTAAATTTGGCGAATCTAGTGCAAATAAATGGGCACTAGATGGAAGTGGACAAGCAAATTATTTGGCAACATCACCCAAAGGGACTGCAACTGGTTTTGGATGTACTTTAATGATAATAGATGACCTAATAAAGAATGTTGAAGAGGCATACAACGAAAATGTATTACAAAAACAAATAGATTGGTTTAACAATACAATGCTGTCAAGAACAGAAACAGGATTTAAGTTAATAATTATTATGACCAGATGGTCTAGTAATGATTTAGCAGGTTATATATTAGAAAACTATGACAATGTGAGACATATAAACTATAAAGCAGTTCAAGAAGATGGTTCAATGTTGTGTGAGGCAATATTGAATAAAGAAGACTATAAATTAAAAACAAAAAATATGAACAAAGACATTATATATGCTAACTATCAACAAGAACCAATAGATGTAAAAAATAGATTGTATACAACATTTAAAACTTATGAGAAACTACCATCAGCACATTATATTATGAATTATACAGATACAGCAGATGAAGGTGATGATTACTTATGTTCAATTAATTATCAAATGTATAATGAAGAATATTACATATTAAATGTGATTTATACACAAGAAGCAATGGAAGTAACAGAGCCAGCAGTTGCAGAAATGCTAACGAAAGACAATGTTGGAAATGCAAACATAGAAAGTAATAATGGTGGTAGAGGATTTGCAAGAAATGTAATAACAAATTTAAGGAATTTAGGTAACAGGCATACAAATGTTAGATGGTTTCATCAGGGAGACAATAAAGTTGCAAGAATATTAAGCAATTCAACAGGAGTAATGAACAATGTGTATTTTCCTATTAATTGGGAAGACAAATGGCCAGAGTTTGCAAAGCATTTAAAACATTATGTAAGAACTGGGAAAAATGAACATGATGATGCAGAAGATTGTTTGACTGGTGTATATGAAAATCCAAAACCTAAAAATACAAATATGGCAATGACTAATAAATCATTTATAAAAATGTAACATCTACTAAGTAGGTGTTTTTTTGATTGGAGGAAATAATGTTAAGATATAGCAAAGAAAAATTAGCAGAAGAAAGAAGTATAACAGATATATATTTTAAAGCACAAAAAGAATTAGATGTAAGAAAAGAACTATATGAGAAGTTCAGAAGAAAATTAACAGATGAAGAGCTGGCGAGTTTAGATGATGAAGATATAAAAGTTCCATTAGAAAGATATATATCAATCATGTCTGCTGGTTACTTTGGAGGAAAAGCACCAACATATAAGGTAAAAGCGTTTAACGAAGATAAAGACAAAATAATAAAAGAGCTATTTAACCATGCAACTAACGATGAGCAAGAAATTAAGGAAATAGAGTTAATAATAGAACATATAACAGATTATAACAAAGATGGTTCACACTTTTTGCATATGGTATTTGATTATTTAATAAAAAGAGCCTGCTACGAAATTTATTACAAAGATGAAACAACAGGAGAAATAACAATAGCAAGAAGTGATGCATTAGAAACTGTTGCTATATGGGATTATTCACTGCCTAAAAATTTAATAGGAATATACAGAATAATTAGTACATATATGGCAAATGGAGAATACCAGCAGATGATTGAGCTAACAACAGAAGAGGGAAAAAGATATTATTACGATACACCTGAAAAGAGAGCAATATTTGGCACACCAGCATATGAACAAAAGTTCAAAGATGAGCCACTATTTAAAGAAAACAAAGAAGAAAAACAGCCTAGAATGTGGGATAATGATATTGCAGCGACAGCAATAGAAAACTGTGACGGAATGGCGATATTTGAGCCGGTAATAAGTCTGATAAAAGCATACGAAAGATGTATTCAAAATTCAAGAAATGTATTTAAATACAATGATGAAGCGATTTTAAAAGTAAAAGGATATACACCAGAAAATCCATTAATTATACAAAATGAAAAAGGCGAAGATATTGTAAATCCTGCTAGACAAAAAGAAGATGAATATGTGTTAACAAGTAGAGTAAGATATTTAGATGGAAGCAGAGAAATAGACAGTGACATAGCTTGGGTCGAAAAAAATGTAAATGATGCAGCATTACAAAATCATAAAAAGACATTAATGGATATAATATGTTTATGTAGTTTTTGCCCTAACATGACAGATTTAGGATTCACATCAGCAGACAATAATTCAGCACTTGAAAAGAAATTTTTTAGTTTACAACAATATATAGCAACGTTTGAAGGAGATTTCATTGAGGGATTAACAAGACGCTGGAGAATAATATTAGAAAAATTTAATAAAGAAAAAGGTAAAAGTTATGATTTTAGAGACATCGAAGTAAAATTAAATAGAAATTTACCGTCTGATACTGCAACAATGATTACAAATGCAATGAAAATAAGAGGATTAGTCAGTGACGATACAGTTATAAACTTATTAGGACTTGATTTAGATAGTACAAGTGAATTAGCTAAGATGGATTTACAGAATGAAGAGAATATTCAAAAGAATTTAGAGCAAATGCAAATGATGGGACAAGCAGGAGTAAAGCAAAACAATCAACAAGAAGAAAACAAAGATGACAAAGTAACAGATTTGACAGACCAACAAAAAGCACAAAAACTAACTGCAGACAATAAAAAAGAACAAACAAAAGTAGTTAATAAGCAAATCAATAAAGAATAGAGGAATATAAATGAAATATAGAAAAATTCCAATAGAAATAGAAGCATTTAGATTAGGAATAGATTTTATTCCAGACTGGTTTATGGATAAAGTATCAAGTAATGAAATTATATTACATGGAAAATCAACAGGTTTTCAACATTATGATGATACTAATGCCGATATACAAACATTAGAAGGAGTTATGCATGCGAATTACGGAGATTATATAATAAAAGGAATACAAGGTGAGATATATCCATGTAAACCAGAAATATTTAAGAATACTTATGAAAGGGTTTAATATGAACATATGGAATTATCACGATACGAAAATGCAAGAATTAAAACAACTATATAATAAAATATCAAAACAAACACAAAACAGACTTCAAGAAATCTTTGATACATTTAAATTTACAACAGAAAACATCTATAATATAGCAGATAATAAAACTAAAAAAAGAATAAATACATATATAAAAGGTTGGAAAGAGCAAGGTTTATTGAAGAATAATAGCTATTTTACAGCATTAGCAAATAATATTTATAAAAGAACAAGAGTAAAAAATAGTGAAATATTAGAATTACTTATTTATAGTGCATATATAGAAGAGCAAAACAAACTTGAAGAACAAGAAACACAAATAATGTATGAAGATGCCAATTATTATTACGAACAGGGTCAACAAGAGGTAAACAAAAAGAAAAAGCCATCAATATTAACGATGGCTTTATTCCTTGCATTGTTAGATCAACCAAACTATAGTGGCTTTAATTTAAAACAATACATTGAGATAATAATCAAGTATAATACAGAACAATTGTACAAGCAAGTAATTTATGATATAATGCAACAAAAAGACCTAGAAATCGATTCTAGTGAATTTCAAACGATAATAAATAGGCAAAATAATCAAAAACTCAATATAAATAATGATAAAATATCAGGTTATATGGACATGACCTTAATTGGTTTAAATAATCTATCAAAAGTAGAAGGAATAAAATCAGTTGCAGAAGACAATGCAAAGGTTAAATTCATTGCAGTAGAGGATTCAGTCACCACAAAAATGTGCCAAAGCTTAGATGGACAAGAATTTTATATTAATAAAGAAAATGTGTTCGATAGATATTGGCGGAGAAACACAAAAAGAATTAACAATGCAAAGAATACGATGTCAAGGACTTGTTTTAGGATTAAATCTCCCAACAATAATGCATCATTATCATCATTGCAGAAGCTATATTGTGTATTTACCACCAGTTGCAAAACAAGAAAAAACAGAGTATAACAATGTTGATTATATAAGAAAAAATAACTATACTAATAGTAAGAATCTAGATAGAAATATAAAGAAAGCAATAAACAAGTTGCCAGAGAAAATTCGAAAACTTATAAATGATACTACATTTGAAATATCAAAAAGTAATAGCTATTATGATAGAAAGAATAATGCAATACATTTATTAAGTGATAGTAATGAATATGAAATATTGCATGAAATTGGTCACGCAATAGAAACAAAATTAGATTTATTACATGATAAAAAATACATAGAAATACAACAAAATGGGCTGAATATTAAAGAAATACATACAGACAATATAAAGGGGTATGAAAAGGAAAATGAGTTTTGGTTAGATGGAAATAAATTTATTTCAGAGTATCAAAGAAGAGTGTATGAACAAGATATAGATGGAAATTATAAATTAAATTATTTAGACTTTACATTTAATCCTAAAACTTTAGGAGAATATTTTTCAGAAGGATTCAGATGCTATTTTGAAGAAAATAAGTTATTAAAAAGAAAAGATATAAACTTATATAATTATATTAAGGAGGTCTTAAAATGACAGAAAAACAAATTCAAGATTTGTTAAAAAAAGAATATATTATTGATTTAGACAAAGAATTAATTAAGATATATCCTAATGGATTTGACATTAATAAAATAGATAAAAGAATAAAAGCAAAAATAGAAGAATTAACCAATAAATATGATAGCATACAAAATCCAGTTCAAATAAGAAAAAGCAAATAGCACTTACATTATAGTAGGTGCTTTTATTATGGAAAGAAGGTAAAAATATGCAAAAACAATTAATACCGATTGGAAAAGAAAAAGTAAAGGAATCTATTATAGCAATTGGACAAGAATTAATAAAAAGAGCAGATGATATAACGAATGATTTGAAATTTGTTGCCAATATTGAAATTAGTGCAAAATTGACACCAGACGAGGTAACTAACTTTAGCATAAACAAAAATTATATAGCAATGTATGAAGAGGAGGGAAAATAATATGTATATAAATCCATTTGTATGTGGTGTAATATCCACAATATTGGCAGAAATAGTGATAATAATTGGGTGTGCAATACACTTTAATATTAAAGAAAAAAATAAATAAGTTATTAACATTTTATAACAATAAATCAAGAGCCAAGTCGACAGGCTCTTTTTTTATGCCCTAGATATGGCTTAAAACTGTCTAATGTTTGGTTAGACTTCCGTAAAAAGTCAAAATAGTTTGGTTATAACACCGTAAAAGTTAAGGAGGAAAAAGGTTATGGAAAATAACGAAGAATTAAAAAAAGATATGGTGCCTACTACCGAGAATGAGGAAAAAGTTGAAACACCTAAAGTAGAAGAAAATAAGGAAAAAGTTTTTACGAGGGATGAAGTAAACAAAATGATTAATGCTGAAAAGCAAAAAGAAAGACAAGCAATTTTAAAAGAAATGGAAGCAAAAAAAGCAGAAGCGGACAAACTTGCCAAAATGGACGAGGATCAAAAAAAGTCATATGAGTTAGAGCAAGAAAGAGCTAGAGCAAATAAAGCTGAAAATGAACTAAATGCTTACAGATTAAAAGACGAAACTATTCGTCAGGCAAGTCAAAGAGGGATTGCATTAGGATACATAGAAACTATTGATTTTGCAAGAGAAACTGCTGAAAGTATTAATTCAAAATTAGACATCTTTGAAAAAGTATCTAAAGCAGACCGAGAAAAAGCAATAAGTGAGTATTCTAAAGAACCACCACCAAAAACAGGTGACAATATAGATAACCAAGACAATTTAAGCGGTTATGAAAAATTTTTAAAAAATAAAAGATAGAAAGGATGATTTAATATGCCAAATATAGACGTATTTGATAAAAAAGTATATAACCCACAAGCATTTGGAGAATATATCCAAAGTTTACCAAAAGAAAGAGAGAATGCTTTATTAAAAGCAAATATATTTGAAAGTGATAGCGATATAAAAAATATGTTCTCTAACCAATCAACAACTGCATATGGAGTAATTCCAGTAACAGGAAATTTCGAAGGAGAATCTCAAAATTATGATGGAGAAACAGATTTAAAAACAGGAGATGGTTTAGAAACATACTATTACGGAGTACATTCATACGGACGTGCAATAGTAGGAACAGAAAAAGACTTTACTAAAGACTTAATACCAGGATTAGACCCATTAGACCAAATAGCAAAAAAATTTGCGGATAGATGGGATGATATTAACGAAGACACAATAATTTCTATTCTAAATGGTATATTTGCATCTACAACAAAAGGTGCAAAAGAATTTGCTACTAAACATACGTTTGAAATAGATGGAAAAATAACAGAATCTGCAATATATGAAGCAACACAGCAAGCCTGCGGAGATAAAAACAAAAAATTTAAATTAGCAATAATGCATTCAAAAGTTGCGACTGAACTTGCAGTAAAACAATTACTAGAATATATTAAATATACAGATGCAAGAGGCATCCAAACAAATACAAACATTGCACAATGGGGGGATAAAATAGTATTTATTGATGATGCGTATACAATAGATACAACAACACTAGAAACACCTAAATATATTACATATGTTTTAGGAGAGGGATTATTTAAAAGAGAGCCAATGCCAGTAGATGTGCCATTCGAAAGAGATAGAGAAGCATTAAAAGCTGGAGGAACAACAAACCTTATCTCAAGAGAAAGAATGGTGTTACATCCATTTGGATTTAGTTATTTAAAAGCAAGTCAAGCCACAAAATCTCCAACAGATAAAGAATTTGCCAATGGAGCAAACTGGGACTTAATGAAAAATTCTGATGGAACAAAATATTTCCCACACAAACATATTCCAGTATGTAAAATAGTTTCAAAATAGGAGGGAATTTCATGAAATTTATAAATAAAGAAACAAACGAAATAGTAGAAGCAAAAGGCTATACACAAGAATTTGCGTATAGCCATAATTCTAATTGGAAAGAAGTAGAAGAAACAGCCAAAAGTAAAGAGCCAACAATAGCGGACATAAAGGCAAAATTAGATGAATTAAACATAGAATATGACTCTAAAGCAAAAAAAGAAGAATTAATAGCTTTATTGCCGAAGGAGGGAGTATCTAATGAAGTTTAAAGATAAAAACGGAAATGTTTTTATTCCTACATCCAAATTCACAGAAATGCAAATGGAGAAATCAAAAGAGCTTACTAAAATTAAAGAAGTAGGAGAAAAAATAAAAGAAGTAGAAAAGAAATAAAATTGGAGGTAATAGAAAAATGAGAACAAATCTTGAAAAAATCAAAACTGATTTAGGAGCAAATTTTAAAGAATCAGATGACGAATTATTAAAAGAAATACTTGAAGAAATCGCTTCTATTGCCTCAAATATTTCTGGTTTAGAAGAAACTGATAAGAGATTATTTCCACTAATTAAAGAAGCGGTAAAGGCAACATATCTTGCAAGAGGTGCTGAAGGTTTAGCTAGTAGAAATGAAGGTGGAATATCTAGTACATTTAATAACATTATTGATAAACTAAAAAAAGATATAATATCATGCAATTTAAGGAGGTTACAATAATGTTGACAAGGGATTTAACACAAGTTTGGATAGCTGAATATATCACGACAAATAACCATGGTGAAAAAGAAAAACAGTGGAAATATAAAGGTACTGCATGGCTAAATATTCAACAAGACCTAAATGAATTAGATAGAAAAACTAACGGGGAAGTAGACTATAGCATAGAAAATGCACGAACAGATAGAGCATATGATATTGTAAAAGGTAATGGAATATCTTTAACAGATATATCGGAAGCGGAGCAAATAACACCTGACTATATAGTAACAAATAGTCCTAAAGTAGGAAAAAATACTTTGTATAAATTGGAGAAAAACAATGGGAATTAGTTGTAAAATAAAGGTAAAACATAACTTTAAAAAAATTAAAAAATTACAAAATGGTTTGGAAAATAAAATAGAGCAAGCAATAGAAGAAATACTTAAAAACATACAAGGATACGCAATAAGACTTGAAAGAGGGCATAAAAGTGATGGTATATTAATTGAACTAATTAATATGCAAACAAATGAAATAAAAGGTAGAGTGTATGCGGATCCATCAAAATTTCTTGGAGAAAATGGACAATCCTATTTATGGTTTGAATATTTTGGAACAGGACAGTATGCAGAGCAAGAACACATTGGAAACACAAAACATTTTATACAAACAGGCTATACAGAATGGTATATTCCAGTGCATAAAGTAGGAAGAAAATTAAACTTTCCAATAACAACAATAAATAACACACAATTTTATGTAGCAACAGGTGCGAAACCGAACCGCTTCTTGACGGATGCAGAGTTTAAAACTAGAGCAGAAAACAAAGAAATAATAAAGAAAAAAATAAATGAATTTATAAAGGAGGCGTGCAAATGAAAACATTAAGCGAAAGGGAGTTTGCTGATTTAATGTTTGAAAAATTAGAAAATCTTAAATATGAACAAACATTACAGTATCCAACAACAGAAAGTGTATTTCCGTGTATTGAATTGCACACTCCATTAAAAAATGTTTTAAAAACGCAGAATGCATTTCCTATAAGTTTAATGTTTCAATTTTCGGTAACGTGCTGGAATGAAAAGCAAAGGGCTTGTATGGACATGGCAGGTGAAGTTGATAAAAAATTACAAGAATACAACTTAACACGAACAAATACAACGCCATCAATTTTTGATAATATATCAAAAAAATACGGCTTAACTGTAACATATGAGGTTCGTTATAATGGAATAACGAACGCATTTGAATTTATAAGATAGAAAGGATGATTAATATGGCAGGAGAAATTCCAGATGTAAGTACATTAACAAAAGTATGGTATTCAGAAACAAAAACAGGAGAAAAAACACAAGTAAGTTTTACTGAGGAAATACCAGAATTAGAATCTGCACCAGATGCAATAACAGCAACTGTATTAGATTTAGATTATGAATTAGCACAACCAGGTATAAGAAAGGCTGAAACAATTGAAATACCTGTATTATACACACATACACAACATAAAAGATTGAAAAATTTAGACGATAATAAAGAATACTATTGGTGGTTTGAATTACCTGAAGCTACCGCAGAGACTACAGGTAAACCACTAGTGCGTTATTTTACAGGTAGAAAAAGATTAACAATGGATACAATAAGCACAGAAGATTTTATTAAAGATAAATTAACATTATATAAAACATCTGAAGTAATGGAATCTGACGGATTTCCAACAACAGAATAATAAAGAGCAGTAAATAAACTGCTCTCTTTTGCAAAGGAGAGAAAGAAATGGATTTAGAAATAAAAAATAAAAAAGTTAGTTTAGTTTATAGAACTAGAAAAATAGTAAAAATAACAGATTTATTAAAAGGAAAAAATTTTGAAGACTTGTATTTTAAAGCTTTAACAGATAATAATATTGAAGATTTGTCAAAGATAATATTTATATTTGGAGAAGATAAAGATACAGGATTAAGTGCTTTCAATAATTCAGAAGAGGTATATGATTTCTTAGATGATTATATGGAAGAAAAAGGAAAAACATATCAAGATATTTTTGCAGAAATAGCAAAGAATATAAACAAGATGGGTTTTTTCAAGACAAAGATGACAGAAGAAGAGCTGGAATCGAAAATGAAAAATTATATGGCACTAGATATGAACGAAATAGTAAAAAGTTCAGCAGAAAAAGCAATAACAAATGTTGCACAACAAGAGTTCAAATTCTCACGAGGCTAGACGATATAGTAAATAATATAAAAGCAAGTAAAACATTAGAAGAGCTAGTATATGCGTATGAACCTTTAAGCTATTATTGTGGTATGAAACCAGATGAATTTTGGAATTGTGAATTTAAACAAATGACATTATATTGCGAGTGCAATATAATAAAAACAAATGAAGATTTTAAAACTAATATAATTCTACATGAAGCGGTAACCAATAAAATGATACAAGCAGATCCATTAGGAAACAAAAAGCCTAAAATAATTCCTCTAAAAAAGACATTTGAAAAGTTATTTAAAAAATAATGTCGAAAAAAGTCGAAAAATAATTGTTGAATTTCATAAATTGTTGGGATATAATCCTTTTATAATAAAGGAGGAAAACAAATGTCAATTTTTAATCAAAAAATAAATAGAAGTATAGATAACTATAAAGAAGATTTAATGCCAAAAAACGGAAAAAAACATATATTATTAATAGAAACAATAGTTGATAGTGAGTATAAACAAAAACAAGAATATATGTCAAAAATAAATAATTTTTTAGACTTTATGCAAGAAAACAATTATGAAATAATAGATATAAAATTAAATATATGTAATGAACGAAGTGTTTCTGGTTATGTGTATGAAACAATGATTATATATAAATAAAACAAACGTCAGAATGAATTAAAAAGGGGGATTTTATATGGCTACAGCTGGATTAATATTGGGCATATTAGGAATTGTATTATGTTGGATACAGTATATAGGATTAATTTTGGGAGCGGTTGCTTCAATATTTGGATTTTATAGTTATATAACAAAAAACAAAGGAATTACAGGACTAATATTAGGAATAATTGCAATGTTTTTTAGTTTTGTTTTTATATATTCGCCTGATAATGGCACTAAAAATGTGATACAAAATAATAATGCTAATGAAATAGTCGAAGAGGTTATTGAAGAGTCATCATTTAAAAATGAATGTATTAATAAAAATTTTGAAGAATTAGCACGTAATCCGGAAAAAGTTAAAGGAACGAATGTAAAAGTAAATGGAGAAGTTATACAGGTAACAGATTATAATAACAAAATTGAATTGAGAGTAAATATAACAAAAGAAGAATATGGATATTATACAGATACAATATATGTAACATATGTTCCAAAAGCAGGAGAAGACAAGATTTTAGAAGATGATATAGTTACTATATGGGGAATTGCCGAAGGAGATTATTCGTACACATCTATTATGGGCTCTAAAGTTACATTACCAAAAATCGATGCAAAATACATCGAGATAAACAAATAATAATAAAAAATATTTAGAATTACAGTATAAAGGAGATGAAAATAAAATGGACAAAGACTTTCAAATATTCTTAAAATCATATATGAATAAAGAATTTGATGAATTAGTAGAAACAAAAAAAGGAAAAATGACATTTGATATTTCAACAACAGAGAAAATTTGCGAATCAGTAGATTCACTTGAAAAAGAGTTAATAAATGTAAACGTAAATTTACTTTATGCATATCATCAATGGCTAAAGAATAATGGAAAAATCCAGTAGAAAACACTTACAAATTAGTAAGTGTTTTTTATTTGCAAAAATATTTAAAAAAATTTAAAATACCTCTTGACTTTTAATCAAAAATGATATATAAAATGATTGCATTCAAAAAAGAATGCAATCATAAAAGAGACAGGAGGTGAAAAAATGTTAAATAAAAAGTATGTTGTACAAAAAACTTTTAGAATAGACAGCAAAGTAGCAGAAGATTTAGAAGTGTTAAGTGAAATATTAGAAAGAACACAAAATGATTTAGTAAATATAGCAATAGAAGAGTTGTTAGAAAAAAATAAAGAATGGTTCTCTCAAAATATTTTAATTGATTATTGCTTTAATTACTTTTATAATAGCTCTCCCGTAAATGAGAAAATAGAGTCAAAATCTATTATTGATGGGAAAGAAGAGAAAATAGTAATAGACTTTAGTTTAGATATAAACAAAGAGAATAATACAATTTTAAAGTACAAAATAATAGAAAATGATAAAGATATATTAGAGGAATCTGAAATTATATTTAACGAATCAATAGAGGATGAAAAGAGATTAAAAGAAACTTTAAGGACACTCTCTAGGTATATTGACAGAAATAGCGATACAATGGAATATTATTTAAAAGAAAGATTAAATTACAAATAGGAAAATAGATATAATTTGTCGTTCGCCAAAACTAAGCAAATTATATCTATCCGAATGAATTAAGTTCCATTCATGTATAATTATAACATGAATGAGAGCTCAATTCAAGTACAAAAAAGTATTTGAAGGAGGCTTTTTTTTTATGATTGAAAGTATAATAACAGGATTATTTATAATTATATTATTAGCATTATATACAATTATAGGATTTATAGGATTAATGTTTATACAACTAGTAAGCTATAGAGTATTTAAGTTTAATATTTACAAAAAAATACTTAGAAAGTTTATGGAGGTGTAAACATATGGAATTAAAAGATAGAATCCAAAATTATTATAAAAGCGAAAAAATAAAAGTGGATGATGAATTTGTTAGTGGAGTAATAGCAGATAAAGATAGAGCTAATAAATTGATAAAATTCTTTGTACCAATTGAACTAAACGCAATGAACTATATCTTTGGGAAAGAAAAAGATAATAAACAATTTAGCGAATTAGAATTAAATTGTGCATCAAAGATAGATTTATTTGACATAAAAGTTGTAAATCTTTGTAAAATCATCTGGGACAATAAAGATGATGAAAAGAGATTAAACAAATTTATGGATATGATAAGTAATAACGATAGAAAAATAGTAAATAGAGAGGGAGATAAACATATGAATGATATAATGATATTTAAAAATGATAATTTTGGAGAAATAAGAAGTTTAGAAATAGATAATAAACCTTGGTTTGTTGGAAAAGATATAGCACAAACTTTAATATATAAAGAGCCACATAAAGCAATTGTGAAACATGTTGATGAAGAGGATAGGATAAAATATCCCATCCTTTCAGAAGGTGGAGTACAAGAAACATGGCTAATAAATGAAAGTGGATTATATAGTTTAATAATGTCAAGCAAGTTACCAAAAGCAAAACTATTTAAAAGATGGGTAACATCAGAGGTATTACCTAGTATAAGAAAAAATGGCTCATATAATTTAGATACAAATGGCTTAATGAAACAACTAGTAGAAAGTCAATCTTCATTAAATTATGTATTAGCAGGTTTTAAAATGCAAATAGACGAAGATTTTAAGGAAACAAATTCAAAATTAAATGAGCATGATGAATTATTAAAGAAAAGGGTATACTTAAGTCCAAAAGAAGCAAAAGATGTACAAGTAGCAGTAAAAAATAAAGCACAACAAATAGCAATAGAATTTAATTTACCATATCATACAGTAAAAGGTAAGTTATTTAAAAGATTGTATACAGCATTAAACGATTATTACGAAGTAGCAACATATAGAGAGCTACCATCAATAAAATATGAAGATATAATACAAACTATAAGCAATATAAAAATATCAGTAAGAGATATACAGAATGAAGAGTATCAAATTCAAATGAGTTTATAAAAATATAAAGCATCAGATTAAGTCTGGTGCTTTTTTAGTGGGAGGAAAAGAATATGGAAGAAATTGTAAAACAACATTATGAAAACGCATTTAATGAGTTAAAAGCACATAAAGAAAATGCTTCAATTACTGCAAATGTTTTAAAAGTATTAATAGAATCGGGTAAAACAATTTCAGCAAAAGAAGCATTAAAAATACTTGATGATAGCAAAGAGCTATTATTAATGGTTACTAAATATTTTTAATAAATGGTTTATTAGAAAATTTCGTTTCGGATTTAGAATATTCTGTAACATATTCGGAATACTCTTTTTCAGCTTGCTTATAGGCTTCAATATATCTTGCTGTTAAATCTGATACAAGTAAGTTATAACCGTCTCTAGAGCCAATATATTCAGACATATTTGAATCAATAAAAGCTTTAGAAGCAGACATGGTTACATTATGTAAAACAGTCTCTTTATTCAATTTAATCACCTCCAATCAGGGTGAATTATACAATAACAAAATTTAATTTACAAATTTTAGGTGAAAGGAGGAATGAAAACACATGACAGTAGAAGAAATAGAAATTATAGTTACAGCAAAAGTAGAAGAAGCTTTAAAAGAATTTAAGAAGATGCTACCGCAGATAAAACAAGAAATGACGAAAGTACAAAAAGAAATAGGACAAGTAGATTTTAATGGATTAGCTAAACAAGTAAAAGCTAGTGGAATTGATAAAGAATTAAGTAAAGTAAAACAGAAGATAAAAGAAACATTTAATCCTGCCGATGTTAGTGGTTTGAAAATGCAAGGAATAAAGCAAGAAATATCTGGAGTATCTAAAGAAGTACAAAAATTAAAAGGAAGTTCAGAACAATTGGGAAATGCATATGACTTGCAAAGATACAAACAAAAAATGCAAGAATTAAAAACTGAAACTCAAAATGCTAACAAAGAAGTTTCTAAAGTAGGACACGTAAAATATGATACTAAGGCAATTCAAGATTTTGTAAACAATTACAATAAAGAATTTGATCCAAATGAAGTAAGTTTTACTACAGCAGGATTAGATAGTGCATCTAATAAACTAAACAACTTAAGTGAGAGGCAACAAGAATTACATAAAAATATGGAGTTACTAAGTGAGGAATTAAGTAATACACCCAAAGGGGAACAGTATGACAGCATATTAAGAAAAATAAGTGAACTTAATAGGGAATTACAAGGATTACCACCTGAAGTTGAAAAAGTAAATCAACATTTAAATACTAATATAAGTACACCGCAGATTAGTACACGACTTGATACACAAACAGATGTAAAACCGAACCAGCAAAGTTTAGGTTTATGGGATACATTAAAAGCAAAAATACAACAAATAAAACCACAAGTACAACAAGTTCAAAACATGTTCCATAACATGAGTATAAATCCAAATACAAAGCAATTAGATTTAGTAAAATACAAAATAAGTGAAATTGAGGAAAAACTACAAAATGCTAAAGAAGGGAAAATTCATTTAAACACCAAAGACATAGTTAAAGCAGAAGCGGAACTTGAGAGATTAAATAATCAAAAACAAAAATTAGAAGGAAATACAGATAGTAGAGGAAACATGTTCTCTGCTATTTTTAGCTCTTTAAAAAGAATAACACCACAAATGAACAATATATCAGGGATAGCTGTAAAAGTAAAAAACAACATAAAATCGTGGGGTGGAGGAATAAGACAAGGGATTGGACAAATAGCAAGATATGCAACGGCATTGTTTGGTTTACAAAGCATATATTCTACATTAAGCAGTTGTGCTAATAGTTGGTTATCAAGTCAAAATTCAGGAGCTAAGCAATTAAGTGCTAATATAGAATACATGAAATACGCAATGGGCTCTGCATTAGCACCAGTAATACAATATGTAACTAATCTAGTATATCAATTAATGAAGGCTATACAAAGTGTTGTGTATGCACTTACAGGAGTAAATATATTTGCTAACGCAAGTGCAAAAGCTTACAATAGTATGGCATCAAGTGCAGGGAAAACAGCAAAATCAAGTAAAGAAGCAAGCAATAGTCTAGCTGATTTTGATGAAATACATAATATTCAAAAAGATACTGGAAGTGGCTCAGGAGGAGGAAGCTCTGGAGGGACTACTGCTCCTAACATGGATTTATCTGGGATTGATAATCTAGATAATACACTTATAAATGCCATAAAAAATGGAGATTGGTACAAGCTGGGAGAAGAAATAGGAAAAAAAATAAATGAATCGTTAGAAAAGATTCCTTGGGATAAAATACAAAATGGTGCTAAGAAAGTAGCTACTAATATTGCAGAATTTATCAATGGATTTATAGATGGAACAGATTGGAGTTTAATAGGCTCGACAATTGGAAATGGAATTAATACAGGTTTAATTTTTGCAGATACCTTTTTCAAGAAAACTAATTTTGAAAAAATAGGAAAAGCTGTTGCAACAACATTAAATTCTGAAATAAAAACGCAGGATTGGAAATTGACAGGCAGAACAATTGCAGATGGAATAAATTCTGCAATTGACACAGCATATGGATTTGTAAAAAATTTAGACTGGGCAAATTTTGGGACATCCATAGGAGAAGGGATAGATGAAGCAATACAAAATATTGAATGGGGCAAATTACTAGATACACTGTGGACTGGATTTAAAGGATTACTAGTAAGTTTAAAAAATCTATTCTTTGCATCAGCCAGAGGGTCTGTAGTAGAAAATCATACTGAATTGCTTGTAAAAATGCTTGGAATAACTTTAACCAACAAAGAAATGGAACAACTTAAAAAAGATTTTGAGGATAAGTACACGAGACTTTTTATAAATGGAGATTGGAGCGTCTTAACGGATTCTGTTAAAACATTAGGAAAAAATATTGTAGAAGGAATAAAGCAAGGAATGCATGAAAAAATTAGAGATTTAAAAGATTGGGTTAGAGAGAAATTTGATGAATCAATAATTGGAGCAATAGTTAATTTATTCCAAATACATAGTCCCTCTAAAACGATGTATGAACTTGGACAATATATTATACAAGGAATGATAGATGGAATAGAAAGTTTAATAGAAAATGTTTCTTTTAATTTTAGTAAAATGAAAGATAACATATTGAAAAAAATAGAAGAAATGAAAAATGAAATTAAAACAAAAATTGAAAATATAAAAAATAATGTATCAAATTGGGCTGGAGATGTAAAAAATAATATATCAAGCTGTTGGGAAAATTGTTGTAAAACAGTTGGAAATAATTTAGGAACAATGAAAGGTTCAATTTCTACAGGTCTAAGTGGAGCAAGTACAATAATAAGAAGCTGGAAAAATGATATAGGAAATGCTTTTTCTACATTATCGAGCAATGCTTCCAGATGGGGAAAAGATTTGGCTGAAAATATGGCAAATGGAATAAAAAGAAATACAGATAAAGTTACATCAGCAGTGAGTAATGTAGCAAGTAAAATAAAAAGTTTTTTACATTTTACGGAGCCGGATGTTGGACCATTAAGTAATTTTCACACGTATATGCCAGATATGATTGATTTAATGGTTGAAGGAATACATAATAATATGAAAAAAGTAACAGATGAATTGGAAACGTTAACATCAAGGATGTCTTATACAATAAATACTGACTCAATAAGTAATATTCCAACAATACAGTACGATACAAGTGGTTTACAAACTCAATCATTGCAAGAAAGTGTTCTGTACGAAAATATTAAAAAAGCATTAGCTAATAATAATAACACAGGAAATAACGAAACAATAAACTTTGAAAATAAATTAGTAGTAAACGGAAAAGTGTTTGCAAGAGAAATAATAGAAGACTTAAACAGCGAAGCTGTTAGGCGTGGATATAAACCAATCTTGCAACATTAGGAAGGAGTAGAAAAATGATAAAAGAAAATAACGTAATAATTGCGGACGGAGTGTCATTACCTACTCCGTCCAAATATGTTCCATATCCAAATTTAAGAGAAGATAGCACAGAAAATGCATTAGGAGATGTTATAAGAAAAATAATAAGTTCAAGATGGAAAATAGAAATGAAATGGGATTTTTTAACTGTTGAACAAATGAATTTTTTAACAAATTTAAAATTCAAAAAAGAATTTACATGCCAATTTCCAAATACAAAAGGACAAATTATTACTAAAAAAATGTATGCTGGAGACTTAAAACCAGATGCTAATGCAATAGACCCTAATACCCATTTAGTAACAGGATGGAAAGATGTGCAATGCAATTTTGTGCAACTAACAGCGGACAAGTATACAGGAGGTGCAGTTTAATGATTAAAACTACACAACAATTTATTGATTATGCTAGATCCAATGTTGTAACAACAAGTGCAAAAGTTATAATACATAGCCAAAATGTAAAAGAAAACTTTTGGGAAATAGGCAAGTATGCAATTTTTGAAAATAAAGGTATAAGTTTAGATGGTAGTGAATGTGTTATTTCCCCAAATTTTGAAATTGAAGGCTGGTATAGCAATGAAATATCTGATGAAAATGGAAATGTAAAAAATGTTGAATATGCAGAGCATTTTTCTGAAGGCGGTAAATTAACAATATTGTTCTCTAGTATAAGAAATGAATATGCCATAAATTTTGACGTGACAATAATGAATCTTGAATCGGGTGATAGTGTAACACATGAATATACAAATAATACGAACAACAAAGTTGAAATAGAAACTATTAACGAAAATGCTCTAGTTACAATTAAAATCTATAAATGGTCAATGCCAAATGCACATTGTAAAATACTTAATGTGTATACAGGTACTGTTTATATTTACGAAGATAATGAAATCGTGTCTATTACAGCCAAAAAAGGTGCAAGTTTAACAAATGATGAAATTGAGACAAAAACAGCAGAAATAACATTGGTTGATTATGAAAATAAATATAACATATTTAACGAAAATACAGAACTTGCAGGGTTAAAAGAAACTGATAACATATCGGTTTATGTAGGTTTACTAATTGAAAAATATATTTATTATGTAAAAATAGACCAGTTTTATTTCAAAAATATACAAAAAAAAGAGAATGCATTAGAAGTTATAATAAATGCTGAAGGTGCATTAGCAAAATATAAAAATATAAATTGGGTAAATAATGTAAACGAAGTTTATCTGACAGAGCTTAGCTTATTATGGTACCTCAATAGATTTAAAGGAGCGCTTGCTCAAGTTGAAATTGATGAATCTATTCAAGATATAAAAGTATATCCTTTTTTTAAAAAAGAAGATTCCATGTATGAAATTTTTAGCAATCTAGCTACAATAGCTAAAGCAAATATATTTGAAAATGTTGACAATAAAATTTTGATAAAAGAAATAAAAGAAAATGAACCAATAGCAACAATTAATTTAAATAATATGGAAGAATATCCAACAATAGAAAAAAAAGAAGAAAATGCAAACATAATTGTAAAACTTTATACACACAGTAAAGATACAGAGCAACAAGAATTAGCACATGTAAAATTTGACAAAAGCAGTATAACATTTGAAAAAAAAGAAAATCGCTATTGCTATTGGAAAATTAACTATAATACGAATAAGGATTTAGCATGGATTCAAGACATCCAAGGAGATATAGAATATGAAGTTAAAATATATAATTCCGACGGAACATTATGTAATAAAGCTCTTTCTGACGAATCTTATGTGTTGGGAACTTTAACAAATTTTAGTTTTATATTAAGTGGAGATGATTATACCAACCTTATAGACAAAACCTTTGAAATTATAATAAAAGGAAAAACTATAAATTTTAATAATATTGAATTAAAAAAAGATAATAATGTAGCAAATGACAAAACAATAGATATAAGAAGTATAGAAAATTCAGCTCAAGCTAATGAAATATCAGAATGGTTAACTGATAATTTAAATAAAAAATTTTATTATAAAATCAAGTTGCATGATGCATTCACATACGAAATAGGTGATACTGTAAGAATAGAAACAGGAATATACGATGAAAATGGTGAAAGTATAATAAAAGAGGCAATAATAACTGAAATTGAATATACATACAATGGAGCATTAGAATATTATATTTATTTAAGGGGGAAATAAATTGAATTTAGAAAAAAAATGGACAAGTCAAGATTTGTTTGATGTAAATGAATATAACAATTTAATAACATTAATAGAAAAAATATGCAAAGAAAATGCACCAGAATTTTTAGATGAAATTGTTTCTAAAGAAAATATAATTGTTGGAGATGATTTAAGTGGACAGACAATATATTTAAATAT